TCCAAACTTTTGAATCATAGAATCATCGTACTGTGTTCTTATGCCATCGTTTGCGTATAGATCAATTACTCTAGTTTCTAAGTTACCGGTATATACCTCGCTCAAAGCTCCTTTGACTTCTTCACGGATTAGCTTTTTAAATTCTGATGCTTTCATTAAAATTGATGTTTCCTATAAATAGTCAACTACTCCGTTAATACGACACTGTCCCTTCAGAAATTCTACGTTGCTCTTTACCAAGTCCATATTGATCTGACTCATGTCATATGTCTCCAAAAAGTTGTGTGGAGTAGGTATACGAGTAGTGTGATCGACATTAAAATCTTGGTTGTGTGAAGCTGCAAGTACTGGGAATACTGAGTCTGTGCTTCGCATTGCTGGATGGTCGTAGTAAGCAAACTCTGTTGGATCTCCTTGACCTAAACAATGGATAGGCTTTAGTAATAGGTTATGCTCTTTCAAATAGTCATAGGCCATATGACGAGCTTCCTTGATGCCTTGATCATCTGAGAAGTCTTCTAGCCAAGCTTGGGGTACAGCAATCTTAGAGAATCCAATAGTTTGGATCCAGTCCTGCTCTAGTCCCCACTTGTATGCTTCCAACCAATCCTCCTTAGTCTTACCTTGTGGGCAGAAGAAGATGTCAGTGCAATCTAATAGACCTTCTGCTTCCATACGGTCACGGAACTTGATAGCATTAGCAATTGTAGCATCCTTATCGAATAGTACGTCTGGTGCAATTACTTCACTTGGAGCTAGTTCCTCTACAACTTGGATTAGCACATCCTCAGTTACCAAAGCTCGTTCAGCTGCTGAGTTGTCTAATGTAATCCAACGTTCCAAGTCCTCATCCATTTGATCGTAGATGAATTGACGATATTCTGGTGATTGTACCCATAAGTGGGCCAATACAAACAATCTATCCCCTAACTTCATAGGTTCAAGATTGCTTAATGGTGATATAACGTAAAAGTCCATATTATGCTCCGTAACGGCTTTGATCGATTAGGTTAAAAAATTCTTGACGTGTACCAATCTCGTTAGAGAAGAAGTATCCAGACATCTGTGAGGTCTTCATTACTGAGTCCTGCTTAATACCACGACACTTTACACAGTTGTGTTGAGACTCAACTACTACAGCTACACCACGATTACCTACACACAATTTATCAATGTGGTCATGGATCTGCTTAGTCAAGCTCTCTTGGATATTAGGACGACGTGAGTAGAAATCTACAATACGATTCAACTTACTCAATCCTACAACCAAATCATCTTTCTCTTTACCTGGAATGTAAGCTACGTGAGCCACCCCGCTAAACGTGAGATTATGGTGGGCGCACATACTCATTACTGGGATACGTGTTTGACAGATTAGTCCTGTGTACCCTTCATCGTTAGGGAATGCAGTAATTTCTGGCTCTTCGCTAATTGAACCTGCAATAAGGTCATTCACCCAAGCCTTTGCTACACGATAAGGTGTTCTGTCGCTATGTGGATCAGCTTTCCAATCAAACCCCAATGCATTAAGGAACTGACCATAATACTCAGCAGCTTGTTGGATCATCTTCTTCTTTTCTTCTTCTGTGCGAGGCATATTGCCATTCGCTTTTTTAAGTAACTCCATATTAGTTGTTTATTATTCTTAATTGTTCTTTAAATATACTAAAAATTTCCTGACAAGACAACTCGATAGGTTTATTGTCAGCAACATCGAAAGGCTCTACGTCCTTCCTATCTTTACGAGATTCGTATCGTCTCTTACGTTCTTCTACTGGAACCTCTAACCAAACCAACTCTGCATCTGGATAATGCTTTAGTACCTCGTGTACAATAGAAGCTTGTCTGATTCCATCTACAACTACGTGTGGATGCTCATCAACAATGTAATCGAGCGTATTGAGAATTGAGTTAGCGATCTTCTGGTCTAAGTGCATTGTGTTTTGTAACTCTTCTCTGCTTGTGCTGTTGATAATGCCTCTCACAAGATTAGATACCACAACACGACAAGCGTTTGGATAGTAGGAAGACTTCCCACTACAAATACGTCCAAATAGTAATGTTACTCTCATACCTCTACTATGCCAAAAAATTCACCATCCTCTGATACCGAACAACGACACAATCCAAAGTAGTTTAATAAGTCCTCAGCGATCATCTCGCAACTCATTGCTCCAAAGTTACAACATCCATAAGCTGGATCGTACCAAGTCTTAGCAACGTATTGTTTAACCTTATGCTTGAAGTCGATGAACTCAATGTCACGATCTCCATGCTTTACCTCTGCTCTGCAGTTGATCTCAAAGGTATGTCTGTGTAAATGCTTTAAGTATTCTACGTGAGGTAGATTACAGTCTGGCCAGTGGTGTAAGCCTTCAATGTCTAGTTTTACTTCTATGTACTTCTTCATAACCTAAAGATACAAAAAAAGGCTTACAAATGCAAGCCTTTTTCTAATTATTTTTTGTTTTATGCTTATTTAACCATTGACTTTGCTAATGCAAAAGCTTTTTGACGAGCATTACCACCTTGGCTAACTAATTTCCAGAACTCTGCATACTGTGGTGAGGTAGGTTTACCGAATACTGTGAAGTTGCCTTTTCTTAAGCTAACATAAGTATCCTTATCTAATTTTTTGATACTATCCCCATCTTGCTTTAACTCTCCTGCAAGAGTTTCAGCAGTCTTAGCAGCAGCTGCCATTGGTTTTGCAACCCGACCATCGGACGTCACAAATACCATGTACACTTTATTAGGGTTTAAGTCTACTGAAGCAGATGGAGTTTTTTGATCTTCGTCTGAAGAGAGATATACTTCTGGGTTAAGATATGGGTAATCGCTGGAACCGCCTTCTGCTGGTTCAAGTACGTACCAAGGTTTGCTATTGTCAGAGTTATCTATAGGACGATAGTTGCTATATAGTTCCTTAACGTCGTCTGCAATCTTTTTGAAGTTTGAAGGACTTTGCGTGCTTTTTAAATCAGCCAATGCTGCTTGTAGGTTTGGGTAGACTTTTTTTACCGTAAAGGCTTCATCGCCATTGAGATCATCTACAGTTTGTCCAACCTTATATTTTGTTATCCCTTCGTTTAATACTCTACGAACTTCTTCGCGGATTAGTTTTCTAAATTCTGTTGCTTTCATTTTTTTGTTAATGATATTTCCTATAAATAGTCTCCAGATAGTAAAAAATTACTTTACATCCTTATCTTTTTGCCACTGCCCATCGTACAATTCAGCAGTACTGTTCTCAAAGATAATCACTTGAGCAACACGAGCTCCTAACTCAATATCAATTGGTTGAGTTGCAATTAATACACCACCCATCTCGTCTACTTCGAATCCCGGATCGTAAACTCCACTTGTGATGATACCTCCACAACGCAATACACTTGAACGATGTCTAATGAATGCTGTATGGTTAGCATCTAACTTGATTCCTTGCTCAAAGGTTAGGGAGTAGGTTCCTGGTTGCAATTCGAATAAGAACTTCTCATTTGAAGTGAATGTTGGCATTAACTCAACATAGTCTTCTAGTTCTGTCTTGTCCTTCAACACTACACCACCTTTAATCTGTTTTACTCCTTTAAGAGTTAGGTCGTAACCTACTTGAGCCTTTGCACCTTTACCTTTGGTGTCCAAGAATTGCTCTACTTTATTTGAATCTAATAACATATGTTTTTATTTTTAATATAACGACTTTCCTTCTACTTTGCAACTTTTCGCAAAAGATGTTGCAGTTTGCTAACCTGGCTCTCTAGGTAGTTTATCTTTTCCTCTTTTGTCATTGCTTCGTACGCTCTACTTCTCTTAAGCTTTCCTTGGACTAGACCTAGAGCCTTTATTGATGGATCATTTGGCAAGAGTCGATAGCACCTTATTCCGTCAGTATACCAACTTGTGTTAGATGCGTTATAGTGCTTTTTAAGCATTCCTTTTGTTAAGCTTGCTACCAATGGATCGTCTGGTTTTAATCGAAAATTTCTAACTCCATTATTATAGAATGATGTGTTTTTGTTTTTTTCTGTAGCTAATTTTTGTATATCGTAAACCTTATTAGCATCTTGTAGAGTGAGTAGTTTCTGATCAACAGCTTGTTTGAGTAGGCTCTTTGCCTCCGCAACCTTTCGCATACGTTTTGCCACAAGAGCGGCTTCGACTAAATCTCCTTGATTAAGGTGTATTTTATAGTGCTCCTCTATTGAAACACATGCTAGGTTCTCAATCTCATTGTTATTATGATTACCATCTATATGATGTATCTCATAGCTCCTTCCTTTCTCATCTACAGGAATACGTCCATTGTAAGCTTCCCAAGTTCTTCTGTGTTCGTTCATAGTTGTGTAGTTTACTCGTTTTCCTATAAATAGCTTCGAGTATCACCAAAACTATCACTTCTCACACTTGACGTTTTTGATCGTAAGCGATGATGTGGTCACGCCCAGTCATGTTGTAGCCTTTCTCTGCGCACATCTCAAATACTAGTGGGTACATTTTGATTAGCTCCTCCCTTGTGTCTCCTGCTGGCATAATAAAGGTTTTGTCTTTTGGAGTGTCCATGAGTATACGAGCTTCCTCAATTTCTCTTAGATTCTCCTCGGTACCATCCCAAACTGGTTTAAAATGCCAATCGGTGTGGAACTCAATCATCTTCTTGATTGCTGAGTAGTTAAGACGGAACTTATTGTGTTGCTTGATCATTCTCTCATCTACAATATCACCTTGTGGAGTTACTGCTCCTACTACTGGTACTGAGTTATTGAACTTAGGACTAATGCTTAGCAATCCAATTGGATAGTCAGTCTCAACGTAGTGCGACCCTTCAGTCTCGATTGTGATAAGAATACCTCTATCATGTGCAAAGTGGGTAAGCTCATTTACTAATGCTGGGTGCATTGTAGGAGATCCTCCAGTTAGCATCATCTCTTTGATGTGTGGGTTCTCATCGTAAATCTTGATGATGTCATTGAACGTGAATGTACCCTTTTCAGGATGGATACTGGTATACCAACTATCGCACCATCCACCTTCTCCAAAGAAGCAACGGTGAGTGCATCCAGTTGTACGTACTGCAATGGTAGGACGTCCAAAGCGACTTCCTTCTGATTGTACACATCGGTACAATTCAACAATTGGCAATACCTTATTGTAATCTTCTATTCTCTTGTTCATATTAAAATGGTAGTTTTTGAAAGTACTCATCCAAGAACTCTACTGGGTACTTTAGGATCTCTCCTGTATACTTTCGAGTCTCAACGTGGTGTGAGTCTATTTTTACTCTTGCTTTAGTAGCTGCTTCTGCTACTCGTTTACCTAGCTCAGGGCCTGCCGCCTTGCCTAAGTATTCAAACAACGATTTCATTTCCATATCTTATAGTTGTGACATTAATTCTAAAACTGTTTCTTTTCCTCCTGCGTGTGCATAGATAGGGGTTCCTTCTCCAACATACGCACCGAAGACATTATACTCAAGATAATCCCAAGCTTCTTCTGAAGACATACCATCTTCTTCCAGCATCTCAACCATCTTCTCGCGATCGTAGATTACTCGGAATACATCTCCTGAGGTATCTAGTCCAATGATTGCATCGTCGTAGCCTTCTACGAGCATTGTCTCTTTATTACTCTCCATAGCTTGCTGCATTTCTTTCGTGCTCATAGACTTCTACTTTTGTAGCTCTCACTCTACCTTCTGTTTCTTTGTCTAAAAATGTATTGATTATAATGTACAAATACTGGGCAAATCTCTCACATCCAGTGGCAGACAATATTCTAAGTTGTATGATACCATCCTTCTCCATTTGAATAAAGTTAGCTAAGTACGGATCGTCTTGTGCTATGATTGTAGTATGGTCTAATAACCAATCAAAATAATCTTTTGGAGACTTTCCATCAATCTTAGTCTTGGCTCTCTTCATACCACCAAAATCAAATACCCAGTTACGGTGATCCAAATCTCCTTCAAACCATACTCTAAACGATACAGCGTATCCGTGTAAAAATCTACAATGGGTACCATCTGCTTTCCATTGACGGAAGCAAGTTGAATAACCATCGAATAGTTTTGTTGATGTGAACTTATTGCTGCTCATTGTAAAAATCTAGTATTTGTTGTTTTGACTTAACTCCTATGAATCTCTTTACTTCAGTACCATCGCTTTCTACAAGCACTACTGATGGTACGTTTTTGATCTTGTAGAGGTTTGATAACTCTACGTTTCCATCTACATCAATCTTTTCGACTGGACGTTGTCCAGATACTTCGTCCATTACTGGACCAAACATCTTACATGGCATGCACCATGCTGCGCTAAAATATAATAGCTTTCTCATACTAACTCTTGTTTCAATTTTCTATACTCCCAATATAAGCAAACTAAGTCAGATTTGCAACGACTAATTGCTTTGTCCCAGTAATCATGCTCAAACTCTTTGTGTAAAGCTTCTCGTAGACTGGCTAACAACCTTCTCTCCTCAGCGTAATGATCTTCCATTAGCTTGTTGTACCTCTTAACGTACTTGCGTTGGATTTCATCTAAACGATATTGTAGACTCTCAGGACCTGCATTCCAGCCTTTGATTAAGGCTGCTTGGTCTTTTTTACATGAGATGAGTTCTTGCTTGGCTTGATCTGCGTAGTCGCTATAATCGAAGTCTCCGTGTTCGATTTGTTGTAGTAAGAATGATTTGCCTTTTAGTGCGTCTTTACGCTGTAACTTGGCCTTAGACTTATGCCTACGCCACCAATTGAACTTTCCCATAACTTGTGTGCTTTTTTATAAATATACAAAAAAAGGCTCACGTTTGCAAGCCTTTTTGTGGTTATTTTGGAAATTGTTTCATCCAATTTAGGAAAAACTTTTTCTTACTACCCGTCTTATAGCTTACGCCTCCTATACCAAATTTAGATTGCATTGGTTGTTTTTTTGACGCTTGTAAAATGAGATTAACAAGTGGGGAGAGGTTGGTCTCTACTGACATACCTCTGTATCCCATTGGAATTTTCTTGGCACCAGAGCCTAAGTGCTTCTTGACTATTTGTTGGAATGTTTCGGGGGATCCAACTACAACTAACGATAAAGACATCTCCTCATCGTCATCTGTATCGACACCCGGAGCTCCTCCTCCCATAAAACCCACAGTGACTGGGTGTTCGTAGTCCCTACCTATTTGATCGCCGTATCTGTCAGTTGTGACGTATTCTGATCGATTTTTTACTTCCAACAATATAACCTTTGTTGGTAATTTTACTAAGCTATAACTTGAGCTACCTTTCTCTACGACTTCAGCACCTTGTAACTCAAATACCCACGCAACTTTTTCTTCATCGGTCCATGGATAGTGAAAAGGTAAGTTAGCCATGTTTCCTAATGGTCGATCCTCTCCTTCTCTAAGAGCCTTGTAAACCTCTTCGCGGATTAGTTTTCTAAATTCCGATGCTTTCATTCTTATGCAAGACTATCAATGTCGATGCCCATTCCTTTAAGCTTCTTTTTTACACTAACCATTAACTGCTTACCAGTCAATCCACCACCACCGGCTGCTTTAGCGTCTAGGTTATCCATACCTGGAACATCCTCACCAGCTGCATCTAGACAATACATCACAACATGTTGTAATTCTGCTTCTGATAAGCCTGCTTTTTTGGATAGGTTTTTGTAGCTAAGTGGTGAACTGTCGTTGTACAACTCATCATCGTCTCCGTTCTTTAGAGCAGTCTGTACTGCTAGTCTTATAGCTCCTTCTTGTGGAGAACCAACTTCTTTTAATACTTTGCGAACTTCTTCGCGGATTAGTTTTCTAAATTCTGATGCTTTCATTGTTATTAGTTATTTGATATAAATATACGGAAAAATTAGAAAGGATCCTACTTTATCCTTGAGTTGGTGTCAATCTACCTACCTCAATAAACAACGCATCTCCACTATACCTAAAGTCTAATATAGTCTTATAGAATATTTGCGGCTTTGCTCCCTTTTCGTTTGACTCATACGCTGCTGTGGTTACATCTACTTGGAATCCTTTGTAGTCTTTTGTGTCTCGTACCGTCATTTCACTACCAACTGCGCTCAGAAATCCGTTTCCGTAAAAAGGCTCTATATGACCTCCATCGACGGTAGTACCGCCTTTAGCTTTCAAAAAGTTTGGTGATATACCAGCCATACCTACTGCATATGCGGTTAATGCTACAAAAGCACCACGTTCCTTACTTAACGATTTGAGTTCCTTAGGAATAGCCAATCCTCCCTTATCTAAGCCTGTAATAAACCAAGTTGCTATCTGGTAGCATCCTGCTTTCTTCAGTAAGGTGTGTGGATCGGTGCTCTCCAACTTACTTTTACCAGAATCGGTTTTGTACTTTAATCGAGCTACTTCGGTGTAGAACGCTTTTCGGTAATTGTTGTATATGCTTGTAGCTTGCTTTTGTATTGACTTTCTATATGCATCTGTAGCTTTTACAAGCTGTCCCAATTGCTTTGCTGTAAGTGGTTTGACATCTTGTACTTTTTTAGCAACATTTTTACCTACTACATCGCCAAAAGCTTTTTTTGCTATAGGTTGTAATACCTTAAACAAGCTAATAGATTGCTCTGTCTGCTTTTGTATCTTAGATAGTCTGCGCGCTGCTTCTGACAGATAGTAGAGCTTACCTTCTGGTTTTTTTGTAAACTCCTCGATGTGATAAAGAATAGATATATGCGCTCTTAGGTCAGGTGCAAGTGTTGGTGCAGTTTGGTAATTATCTTTTCTGGTTAACACATCCTGAAAAGACTTAGCTTTTCCTGCTCTTGCTTCACTTTCTTTGAGTGATATTCCAACAATTTTTTTACCAGTTAGCGATTGCTTTTTTATCACAAAAGTTCCGTTAATGCTATCATTACCTACGTTTAACGGCTTCTCTGCAAAAGTAAAGTTAGAGTCACCACCATACACAAACAAGTCTGCTGGACACCATTTGTCTGGTTCAATTTTTTCTCGCTTTACAAAATTAGTTGCTGCTACTGCTGCTTCATCTTTTAGTTTTTTGAAGATAGGTCCTCTGTCGCCAGATCGTTGGCCAAACATGTTGCGAATAGCTTTTGCAGTTGAAAATGGTTCTATATATGGCTTTAGGTTTGCTGTTTTTAATGTCGCTTGGTTTTGTATTAGGTAATCAATTGCGTTTTTAACTAATTCCAAATCCTTAGATTTGTAGTACTCCGGATGTTGTGGAGTCTTATACTTTGGAAGTTTGGTTGGTGTTGGATTGCTAAGATAGTCGTTGTAGGCTTTAAAATCTACATCATCTAAACCTAAGAAGTAGATAACCATACCCTCTTTGTAGTCTGTGTTTTTACTATCCGGTCCCTTCAGTGTTACCTCAGGCAAAGGAATAGTCTCACCTAACTTCTCTTCTAATATCTCATTGAGAATCTTAACCTCTTCGTACTCAGTAAACACTCCGTCCACAACGGTAGGATACCCTTTTGGTATTCTATAACACCACTCAGTCATAATATCACTCCAGTTTATTTTAACTACTGGAGCTTCTTCTTGCTTTTGTGGTTGTGATTGCTCTGGTTGCTTAGGAGCAAATGTTGAGTCTAAATCAATTGAAGTAACGTTCTTCATAGTGTAGTAAGTCGAGTTTGCTATTAACGTCTATAAGTTGAGCTGCATTTAGTAGGTCAGAGTATTCTGCAATTGATTGAACTTGGATAGTTCTAAACTCTGTTAGGAAATCAAAGGTAGGCAAGTGTTGAGTGAACAACTTGCTTGACATATCATTGTACTTATCTCCTAAGCTATACTCAATTGTGTAAGCTTTGTTTACCACATCTATCAAATGAGCAAACTGACCTGAGAACTTTACTGATGGTAGGATTGGAGTTGCATTCCAATCTACAATATACTTCTGCAATTTACCTGCATGCTCTAACTCTGCTTCTGCTTCCTTTTCGAAGAAGGCTGCTGCAGCAACGTATCCTACTCCTTGACACCAGTTAGCTGCTCCTCTATAAAAATAATGGGCAGCATACTCTTCAGCTAATGCGCTGTTTAAGTGTGCGACTGTATCTTCGTTAAGTGTCTTTGGTAGCAATACTTGAGATTGCTCAGCTGTAACTTTTGCTACTGTTGAATTTGGTAATTCCATTTTTGTGTAATCGTTTCTTATAAATAGTCTTACTTTCCAGAAGATCCAAAGCCATTTTCTCCTCTTTCCGTCTCAGATAGGTCTGTCTCTTCGATTAAAGTGACTTGTGGGTATGGTAGTATCAATAACTGACCAATACGATCACCCACCTTATACTTCAGCGAATCCAATAATGCCAATCCAGTCCCATAAGTAACTTCAAAGGTTGTATTGCTTATTATTGATGTTGCAGTTAAATCCAATCCAGCATCTCCTGGCTTGGCGTACTTAGGTACCACTGCGTCTTTATGTAGTTTCTTTACTGCTACTCGTAACATTATTTCCTTTTTGGTATTTTGGTTCATATGGGCAGTTTGTGCATTTATTGCCACAACAGCTGCCTCTATTTTTTAGAAAGTCAGCAGAAAGGGGCTCACGCTTTTTCTGCGCAAGCTCCTTTACATACTGCTGAAATATCCAATCTTTACTATCCATTGTTTTTTGCTATTAGTTTGCACATTTGTACAAAGTAATCTTGGTTAAATGCATTTTTCATTATGTTTATGTCTTTGTGTACTAGTTGTATGTTGTCTTTTGTATAGCCTTTATTGCTATCTATACGATCTATGGAGACTGTGTAGGAAGCATTCCTGTAGCTTTTTTGGTTTACAAAGCTCAGATCTATTCCAGACAGTGTGCATTTTCTGTTTTGCTTTTCGAAAAGTTCCCAAACGTCTTTTGGTTGTATTTCGAAGCTGTTGCCTTTCTTTTTGGCATAGTTACGAAATCGCGTAAACCAAGATGCTGGTATCTTTTCATAACCTCTCCATGCTGGGTTGTGGTCTGTAGTACCTTGGCTTATTCCACAGGTTTTGCATTTTTGACTCTTTCCTGCGACTAGCGTATAAGCATCAACAACAGCCTCTTTTCCACACTTACATTTGCACGGAACCTTTGCGTATCGATCCATGTAAACCTCACCTACAACAATCCAATCACCATAGCTTGCACCTACTTCTATATCTTGGTACTTAGACTTCCCTTTTGCTCCCATGTATATAAATAGGGAGGTTGTTACGTAAAACAACCCCCTATTGAAAATTTATTATCTCACTTCGCATCCTTGAGATCCACAAGCAATTTCTCCTTTTTGATCGGTATTATCATCAACCTCAACTACTCTGGATAAGTCAATGCCAATTAAAGACTCCATTGCTTTTTCGTACTCCTCCTTTGTGCAGTCACTAAAAGGTGCCTGTATATAAGAGCCCCCATCGTAGTTCAATACAGACAATCCGTTGTAGTGCTTACGATTAGTCCACATCCACTCTCCTACTGCTACCCACTCTTCTGGCTTAATAGAAACGGTAGCTGATACGTTGTGAGAGTTTTGTCCTGTTCTATGACCTGGCTTGATCCACTCTTGGTGTACTCGTTTGATACGCTCAAGCAAATCAATTGGGCTTTCATTTCTCAAAATGGCTCCTGCTGGTGCTTTTTGTGGAATAGAGATTACTGCTGTATCATGTGGACGGAAATACTCATCTTCAATTAGCTCTGGATGGTAGATTGATAGGTAAGTGTAAATTGCTTCGTTCTTACCTACACGTACACGTCTGATGTAGTAGTCGTTATGCCAAGCATGGATGCCTGAGCTTGTTCCTAAGGTCAATGACGTAGTACCAGCTGGTTTTACAGTCGTACAACGAGCTGATGCATTGATTCCAATCAACTCAGCTACACGAGCATTCTCTTTAGTAACTTCATTAGCTGCCTCAGTCATATCCAATCCCAACACAACTCCAGAACCGATACCAGTCATTGATACTCCGATCAACGCATCCTTTTCAGTTGTACGCTTCCATACATCACGTAGATAGTGGAAGTTAGTATAACTTGCTTGTAGTGTTCCAATGAATGCTGCTGCTTTCACTCGCTCGTTCAAGTCCTCTTGTGATGTAACGTCTGATACGTTTACTTCGCATAGGTTACAGAATTGGAATGGACGTAGAGCAATCTCACAACATGGGTTAGTTCCCCAATCCTTATCGTTTGTCAAGTAGATACCAGGCTCACCTGCACCACTCAACTCTACACGCTTCCATAGGTCTAAGAAAAACTCCTTAGTCATTTTATGACGTAGCAATGCTGCTGAGTTGTTAGCACGTCCTCTTTGTGGATTGTTTTCCCACCATGGACCTGACTTACAAGCAATCATTTCATCATCATCCGCCGAAAACAATGATATAAGGGCTGCACGACGAATACCACCAGCCAATACAGCGTCAGCAATATGGCAAACGATATCATGGACTTCAATCGGCGATAACTTGTCGCCATCTTCTTTTGCATCTAGAATACCTTGAACTTTAATTAAACATTCTTTCAGTGGCTGAGGACCTGGTGCCTTACCGCCTGATGTAACTAGACGAGCTCCCTTTGCACGAATGTCCGAGAAGTCAAACTCCAATCTGGATGTTCCTGTGAAGTAGCTCTTAACCAATGCTTTGACCGCATCTGCCCAACCTTCAATACTATCAGCAATGAGGAATCTTTTTGTACGTTTTGTGTTAGGCTTACGAATCTCTGGTAACTTTTCTACGTGATGCTTTTGCACTGAGTATCCAACTCCAGTACCTCCTAGCAATAGGAACATAGCTTCACCAAATGCTCTCCAATCATCGATTGGCATGTAAGCGCAATTGTAAACACGGTTTGGACTAATCTCGATTGGCTTACCTGCAAACTGCATACTACGCATTGAAGGTAGGATCTTTTTGTTTAGAACGAAGTCATAGGCATGCTCTATCTCTTCTTTCAATTGTGGAAACTTTCTTACGTGCATTTCCTTGTTACGAGTCACTAACTCGTCCCACGTTTCTCTTCTTTGTAATTCAGGGATGTACTTACTGTACTTCATAAAGACAGTAATATCACTGAGGATCTCATTGCTTATTTCTTTCATAATGTTTATTGGGTTTATTTTGTTAACTTTTCCATAGATGCTGTAGGGATAAATACTTCATATGCTCTCGTCATCCTACGAAAATCTTTAGAAAAATCATACAATTCCTTGTAGTTCTTGAAACTTGTTTCTTAGTGTGCTTTTTAATACTTCTTCTCCGTTTGCCATTGTCTTCTTGGTATCGATTCCTTCAAGAGTGTTCTCTGCGAAGATTTGAATCTTACATACGCTCATGTTCAGCTTACTTGGGAATGTTAGTCCATCAGGACCAAATCGGTTCTTGATCACGTGCCATCTTCCTGTACCACTGAGCTTATCGGTTGTCTTACGTGATAGCGATACAACAAAGTCAGCAATCATTACCTTAGAGTACGATTCTGCAATCTTCTCTGCACCAATGATATCATCTTCCAATGCTGATCTATTTGCTTGAGATGCTGTCCAGATTGGCAATATGACTAGTAAGCGTTCCTACTGAAGCTGTCTTAGTTGGATAGTACTTAATGATTAGGTTTCCTTTCAACTTACCTACTGCTTCCTTCACATCATCCATATGAAACTTCAAGTCCTGGGATGGAATGTTTGTGTAGTAGGAGTCAAAGCGAGATCCAACATAACCTTCAGCCAACTCTAATGTGTAGTAGATTACGTTAAGACCTTTCTCAACTGCAGCTGCTGCAATACTAACAAGTGCCATAGACTTACCAATACCAGCAGGTGCTACGAATACTCCTAACTCACCACTACCTAATCCACCATCCATAATCTCGTTTACAACATCCCATGGTGTTGGGCTAGTGTGTCGGATATTGGCTTGGTATCTCTCTTCTACTTGGTCAATGTACTCGTGACCTATATTACGATCAGTACCAGCTTTCATTGCATTATCAATGTTAGCCTTAATCTCATCGTACTTACCTATCTTTAAAAGCTCAACCGACTCAAGGATTGCATTCTTTAGCTTTTGATTTCTACAGAAGCTAAGGAACTGGTCCTTTACAAACTGATGGTCTTCTGCATCCAAGTGCAGCATGACGTCCTTCAATTGCATAATAACTGAAGCTTTCAATACATCGAGAGTGATAGACTCTACTTGTACCTTTAGTACGTCCAGAGTCGGTTGAGATTTATACTGCTTGAAATAATCTAGAATGGTCTTGGTAATCCACTTTCCTGCATCCGAGTTCATATACTCTGGATCCAGTAAGTCGCTAATCTGTTGTAAGAATGGTTTATCTTTCATTAAAACAGCCAGCACTTTCGTTTGGAAAGCTGTTCCATATCTTTGTAGTGTGTCTGAACTCATAACTATAATATAGGGTAAAATTACTCAGGTTGCAAGGCAAACCTATCTAATTTTTGAGTAACGTCTCGTAACCACATATCTGCGTTTCTAATTGCTCCCGTCATACGATCCTCAATCAACATCTTATGGAAGCCAATCTTATTGCACTTAGGAACATTATTATCCATAGATTCGAGGATTCGCATTTTAATTGTGAGGTTAATACCGCTATCAGATAGCTGCATTAGCTGTAGGTTTCTGTCAACAATTTCCTTTGAATCCAGTAGCTGCTTGTATATCTTAATCTTTTGAGACTGGCCAGCTGCGAACTCATATAAATCATCGGTAGAGACTTGTTTATCCTCGGTTAAAACGCTAAATCTCTTTTGAATGGTCTTTGCCCCTATTCCGTCTACACCGTTGATATTATCGCTTGAATCGCCTAATAAAGCACGATATA